AAGTAGATGGTGGCAAGCTTATTCTTAATACTGAGATGTTTAACCATCAATATGTAAATAGAGAAGCTATTGTGGTATCTACGCCTATGGTAGGACAAACAGATATAAAACCCGGTGATACAGTTATAGTTCATCACAATGTGTTTAGAAGATGGCATGATGTTAAGGGTAAAGAAAAAAACAGTAGAAGTTATTTTAACGAGTCTACTTACTTTATAGCACAAGATCAAATCTTTTTATACAAAAGAGATGACAAGTGGAAAGCTCCAAAAGGATATTGTTTTGTTATACCTTTAAAAGCTACGGATCAATTTAATATTGAATCTGAAAAACCTTTACAAGGTATTGTTAAATACTCAGATGGAACAGTAGAGGTTAACGATCTAATTGGTTTTAGACCAGGAAGTGAATACGAGTTTGTCGTTAATAGCGAAAGACTATACAGAATACTATCTAATTTTATTACAATCAAATATGAACATCAAGGAAACGAAGAAGAGTATAATCCAAGCTGGGCACAAAGCAGTTGAAGAGCTGATTAAAGTCGCTAAAGAAGCTATTGTAGATTCAGATGACGACTTAACAGCGGACAGACTTAAGAATGCAGCGGCTACTAAAAAACTAGCTATATTCGATGCATTTGAAATACTTAACAGAATTCAAGAAGAAGAAAACTTACTCGAGGGAAAAACACCAGAAGAGGCAAAAGCAAAAGTATTCAAAGGATTTGCAGAAGGTAGATCTAAATAATGTACGAACAAGATTTAGTTAAAACTATCGAGCCAGTTAAGAAAACTACTATAAGTAGACTTAACAAGGGTAAGAAGTGGAAATACGGATATGACAAAGATCACGACATTATAGTGTTATCACGCAGTGGTCAGATTGGTGAGATTATAGAAATACAGAATTTAGCTATAGCGTTACCGAAAGTGCCGAAGAGTGTGTATAGCAACGAAAAAAACAAGTGGGTTAAGTTTAAACAACCCAAAGAACTTGAGCGTTTAAAGAATATATTTGACTGGAGAGCATATCCTGACGATCAAAAAGACCAGTGGCACGATTATATAGATGAAGAGTTCAAACGTAGGGAAGAAGGTTTTTGGTTTAATAACAATGGAAAACCAACGTGGATACCAGGAACTCACTATATGTACCTGCAGTGGAGCAAGATAGATGTAGGTGCACCAGATTTTAGAGAGGCAAACAGATTGTTCTTTATATTCTGGGAGGCTTGTAAAGCAGATAAAAGATGTTATGGTATGTGCTACCTAAAGAACAGAAGATCAGGGTTTTCGTTCATGTCATCTGCAGAAACAGTTAACTTAGCTACTCTTGCAAGTGATAGTAGATATGGTATACTATCTAAAACAGGTGCTGACGCAAAGAAAATGTTTACAGATAAAGTAGTACCAATATCAATTAACTATCCATTTTTCTTCAAACCAGTTCAAGATGGTATGGATAGACCAAAAACAGAGCTAGCGTATAGAGTACCTGCTAGTAAGTTTACAAGAAAGAAAATAACAGCTAATGAAAAGCTGGAAGACATACAAGGATTAGATACAACAATAGATTGGAAAAACACAGGTGACAATAGCTATGATGGTGAAAAGCTAGCGTTATTAGTGCATGATGAAAGTGGTAAGTGGGAAAGACCTGATAATATATTAAATAACTGGCGTGTTACAAAAACATGTTTAAGGTTAGGTAGTAGAATTATAGGTAAGTGTATGATGGGTTCAACATCAAACGCTTTAGATAAAGGAGGCGATAACTTTAAAAAATTATACAATGCATCAGATGTCACTAAACGAAATAGAAACGGTCAGACAAAATCTGGCCTATACTCTCTTTTTATCCCAATGGAGTGGAACTACGAAGGATTTATTGACGAGTACGGAGTTCCAGTTTTCACTACTCCTGATATCGACGTGTTCGCTCCAGACGGTGAACTAATAGATATAGGCGTAATAGATAGCTGGCAAAACGAAGTAGATGGTTTAAAAGATGATCAAGACGCTTTAAACGAATTTTACCGTCAGTTTCCTAGAACTACAGAACACGCGTTCAGAGATGAGACTAAAAATAGTATATTTAACTTAGTTAAATTATACGAGCAGATAGATTACAACGAAGAGATGGCCAAAACCCTCGGTATTACAACGGGTAATTTTCAATGGGTAAATGGAATTAAAGATTCACAAGTAATATTCTATCCAGACCCAAAAGGTAGGTTTAAAGTAAGTTGGGTACCACCATCTCAAATACAAAATAGAGTAGTACTTAAAAACGGTGTTAAACACCCTGGTAACGAGCATATGGGTGCTTTCGGTTGTGATAGTTACGATATATCAGGTACAGTAGATGGAGTTGGATCGAAAGGGGCTTTACACGGTTTAACTAGGTTCAGTATGGAAGACGCTCCAGCTAACAGTTTCTTTTTAGAATACTTGTCAAGACCACCAACAGCCGAGATGTTCTTTGAGGACGTTCTAATGGCTTTAGTATTTTACGGGATGCCTATACTCGCAGAAAACAATAAACCTCGTCTCTTGTACTACCTAAGGCGTAGAGGATATAGAGGGTTTAGTATGAATAGACCTGATAAAGTATGGAATAAATTATCTGTTGCAGAAAAAGAAGTAGGTGGTATACCTAACTCTAGCGAAGATATAAAACAAGCACATGCTGCTGCTATTGAGATGTATATACAAGACCATGTAGGCATGAAGCAAGATGGAACGTTTGGAGACTTATATTTTAACGAGCTTCTAAACGATTGGAGCAGGTTTGATATAAACAAAAGAACAAAGTTTGATGCGTCTATAAGTTCTGGTTTAGCTATAATGGCTAACAACAGGCATTTATATGCGCCAAATGCAAAGGTTGAAAAACCACAACTAAATATAAACATTTCTAAGTATAGTAATACTGGAACAAATTCACAAATAATCAAATAATAAATATGGCAGAGTCTGGCATTAGAAGTTATTTCCCGAGTCAAACAGTTAGTGATGCTGAAAAGCTAAGCTACGATTATGGTTTGAAAGTAGGTAAAGCAATAGAGCAAGAGTGGTTTAACAATGATAAAAATCATAATAGATATAGAACTAACCAAAACGATTTTCATAATTTAAGGTTGTATGCTAGAGGTGAGCAGTCAATACAAAAATATAAAGACGAGTTATCTATAAACGGTGATCTGTCTTATCTTAATTTAGACTGGAAACCTATACCTATAATATCAAAATTTGTAGATATAGTTGTTAATGGTATAGCCGAAAGAACTTATGACGTTATAGCTTATTCGCAAGATCCTTTTGGCGTGGCTAAAAGAACTGAGTATATGGAGAATATACAAAGCGACATGAAACTAAAAGATTTTAATAACAACATAGAGCAAGCTCTAAGGTTAAAAATGCGAAAAAGCCAAGTAGAAGAACTTCCTGATTCGCAAGAAGAGTTAGATCTTCACATGCAGCTTTCTTATAAGCAATCAGTGGAGATAGCAGAAGAACAAGCAATCAACACTCTTTTAGAAGGCAACAAATACGAGCTTATTAAAAAGCAATTTTACTACGATTTAACTGTTCTAGGAATTGGAGCGGTAAAAACTTGTTTTAACACATCTGAAGGCGTGACTGTAGATTACGTTGATCCAGCAAACTTAGTCTATTCTTACTCTGATTCACCATACTTTGATGACATATACTATGTAGGTGAGGTAAAAACGATACCAGTAAACGAGTTGGCAAAACAATTTCCTCACTTAAATGAAGCGGATCTTGAAGATATAATGAAAAACAAATCTAACAGTAGGTCTAATTATAACTCAAGACACACTTACCAAAAAGAAGATAACAATACTATTCAGGTTTTATACTTTAACTATAAAACTTATATGAATGAAGTTTATAAAGTAAAAGAAACCGCTACTGGTGCTGATAAAGTTATACAAAAAGATGATTCTTTTAATCCTCCTAATGATAAAGAAGGTGGATATGGTAGAATGCTAAGATCAATAGAGTGTCTTTATGATGGAGCTATGATACTTGGTACTAGCAAGTTATTAAAGTGGGAAATGGCTAAAAACATGATGAGGCCTAAAAGTGATTTTACTAAAGTAAAGATGAATTACTCTATAGTAGCTCCTAGAATGTACGATGGTAGAATAGACTCACTTGTTAAAAAGATTACTGGTTTTGCTGATATGATACAATTGACACATCTAAAGTTACAACAAGTATTATCAAGAATGGTTCCAGATGGTGTTTATCTTGATGCTGATGGTTTAGCTGAAGTTGATTTAGGCAATGGAACTAATTACAACCCACAAGAAGCTTTAAACATGTTCTTTCAAACAGGATCTGTTATAGGTAGAAGCTTTACGTCAGAAGGTGATATGAACCCAGGTAAAGTACCTATTCAAGAAATAACATCAGGTAGTGGTGGTAATAAAATGCAAGCTCTTATTGGTAATTACAATTACTACTTACAAATGATAAGAGATGTAACCGGGCTTAACGAGGCTAGAGATGGTAGTATGCCAGATAAAAACGCTTTAGTTGGCGTTCAAAAGCTAGCCGCTGCAAATTCAAACACAGCAACAAGACACATATTGCAGTCTGGTTTGTTTTTAACTGCTGAAGTTTGTGAATCTTTATCTCTTAGAATATCTGATATTATAGAGTACTCTCCAACTAAAGATGCTTTTATACAAGCTATAGGTGTTCATAACGTTGAAGTTTTAAAAGAAATAGGAGACTTACATCTTTATGACTTTGGTATATTTATAAACTTACAACCAGACGAAGAGCAAAGAATGATGTTAGAAAACAACATTCAGATGGCCTTGCAACAACAAGTTATAGAGTTGGCTGACGCTATAGATGTTAGAGAGATAAAAAATATAAAGTTAGCAAACCAACTATTAAAAATACGTAGAAAAAAGAAGTTGAATAGAGACCAAGCGTTGCAACAGCAAAACATGGAACAACAAGCACAGTTAAACCAGCAGTCAGCACAGATGGCAGCTCAAGCTGAGGTTCAAAAAAACCAAGCTGTGACTGAAAGTCAAGCTCAACTTGAACAAATTAAAGGTCAAATAGAATCTCAACGTATGATGCAGGAAGTTCAAATGAAAAAAGAACTTATGGGTCTAGAGTTTCAATACAACATGCAACTAAAGAGTGTGGAGTCTTCTGTTAAAAAACAAGGCGAAAAAGAAAAAGAAGATCGTAAAGACGAAAGAACAAAAATACAAGCAACACAGCAATCAGAAATGATTGACCAAAGAAATAGTGGTAAACCACCTAAAAACTTTGAATCCGCAGGTAATGATATACTAGGTGGAGGATTTGATTTAGGTTCGTTTGACCCTAGATAAATTTATTAACTATTATTATATTATATTATGGCAGAAAAAGAAGAGCCAATCGTAGACAACGATAATGGCAAGATTAAAGTAAAAGCAAAAAAAGAAAAACAACCTGATAACACTGAAACAAAAGGAAACGTTACTAAGGTTAAAGAAAAAATGAAAATGAAACCTATAGTAGTTGAAGAAACGCTTACTAAGGTTGACTTAGCAAAACCAACAAAACCAAAAGAAGATGAAGTTAAAGAAGATAACCCTGTCAACGAGGGAGTGGCTGGAGTCGATGAAAATGCCGATGCCACACAAAAACAAGAAGAAGTACAACCGGAAGAAGAAACACAAGAAGCTCCAGTATTAGAAGAGATTACTGAAGAATCTACAGAAGAAGTTGCGGAGGTTGAAGAGAAAATTGAAGAAGCCGTTGCGGAAGCTGAGGCCACGGGAAAACCACTTCCAGAAAATATCCAAAAGCTAATGGAATTTATGGAGGAGACCGGTGGGGATCTAAACGACTATGTTCAGTTGAATAAAGACTATAGCAAATTAGAAAACGAAGACTTGCTGTATGAGTACTACAAACAAACAAAGCCTCACTTAAACAATGAAGAAATAAACTTCATGATGGACGATCAGTTCGCTTACGATGAAGAGGAAGATGAGGAGATAGATATAAAAAGAAAAAGGTTAGCGTTAAAAGAGCAAGTTGCGAACGCTAAAAGCCACTTGGACGGGCAAAAGTCCAAATACTATGAAGACATCAAAGCTGGAAGCAAGCTCACTAATGAGCAGCAAAAAGCAGTTGATTTCTTTAATAGATATAACAAGGAGTCGGAAGTAACTCAAAAAGCAGCAAAGAAAAATACTGATATTTTTACACAAAAAACAAATAATGTTTTTAACGACAAGTTCAAAGGTT